TCGCCCGCCGCTGGACGGGTAGTATCGAGTTGTATCCGGACGCGGATGAGGCTAAGCTTTATTGCTTGTATGGTGTCTGGCTTGGGGATGGTCATTTTGATAATGCTGTTCCTCATAATCCAGTTATAGGTTATTTGTCATGTGATACTTTAGCTGATTGGTGTCGTGAGGTTGAAGGCTATTTGACGAGTAATGCTCATATTTGTAAAGAGAGTGGCTGTCGGTTATATTCGTTGCCGTTGTATCGCTCTAGGCTTCGTGATTTCATAGGTGGTTACTGTGTCGCTAATACGAAGTATATTCACAGTGCTGCTTTCGGAAGTCGTGAGCGTGCATTTTACACGTTATATGGTCTGCTTATTACAGATGGGTATGTAAATAAAGGCAAGGGGACGCTTGGGTTTGCTACAGTTTCTCCGCGCTTGGCGGATGGTGTATGTAGCATTCTTGACTACCTTGGTTTGCAGTATAGCATTCGGAAGCGTACAGATCGCAAGTATTTTTATAAGAAGACTGGTGAGTGGCGTCCGGCGCAGGATAGTTATCGGATAACTATATCGGTTGAGTCGTCGCGTGTTTTGTATGATGCGATGCTAGCTTATGTTCCTCTCCTTGAGATGGATGCTCCACATCAGCGTCGTCTTATTGAAGGGCTTCGTGCGGATTTTGAGGTCCGTCCGAATAAGAGTTATCGAATAAACTGTAAGACTACTTTTAAGTTAGGTGGTGCTGAGGTTGGTATAGTGGCGCAGCTACGTTTGGTTCGTCGTTTGACAGATGCTTCGACTCGCAATAAGTTTGATTCTTATGCTAAGACGACCAATTCTATGTTGGGAAATAAGGCTGCATCCAATCAGGCTTTCGAGCGTTTGCGGGCGTGGTTGGAGGATCGAGGTCAGACGTTGCCGGACAACTTGGCTTCTTTTTGTGATGTTCGTTTTGATCGCATTGAGAGTATTGATACGACGGTAGAGGATGTTTATGATGTTACAGTTCCTTCGACGCATTTGTTCATGTCGGGGAATGTAGTGAATCATAATACGTCTTACCTGAATATGGTTACTTGTTACAAGTTGTATTGCTGGTTTAGTCAGGGTGACTTGTATAACTACTTTCAAATCCTTCGTGGTACGCCTATTTACTTTTTGTACTTCTCTGTATCGATGAAGGCTGCGGAGCGTTCTGGTTTCAAGCAGTTGCGTCAAATGATTGATAATGCTCCGTGGTTTAAAAATAATTTCCCGCGCCGTAAGGATATCCAGTCTTCCATTCAGTTTAATAACAATTTCTCTATAGAGTTTGCTTCGGGTGAAAGTCATGCTATTGGTTTGAATGTCGTTGGTGCTATTATCGATGAGGCTAACTTCAGGAATGGTGTCGGTCAGGGTACTGTTTCCGAGTATTCGGAGGTTCAGCGCTTGGCTCAGCAGTTGGAGGACCGTATGCATTCTCGGTTTACTCGTGATGGTGGTAAGTTGATTTCTTTCATGGGGTACATTTCCTCGGCTTCTTATCAGTCTTCGTTTATCGAGGAGAAGGTTTCCGAGTTAGCCTCTGATCCACAGGGTCGTGTTATTAATGCTGTTCAGTATAAGATTTGCCCTCAGAATTATTCTCCTAAGAAGTTCGAGGTGTTCTGTGGCTACCAGCAGATTTCTCCGTGTATTGTCCAGAGCAAGGAGCATAAGGATACGCTTGTGAAGTCTATGAGTCTTCCGAAGTCTAAGGCGGATGGTTATTTCGAGCGTGTTCCGGAGGACCTGAAGTCGCAGTTCAAGAAGAACATCTATTTGGCCATCCAGAATCATTGCGGACGCTCTACGGCTGCTAAGGGTAGTTTCATTACGAACTATGATGTCGTCCGCAAGGCATATAGCGATGCGTTGCTTCGTGCGTGTCCTTTGGTTCAGAGTAGTATTGTTGTTTCGGATCAGGATGATACTCCTATCCGCTCTGTTCTTGATGTTTCACGTTTACAGTATACGGATCGTCCTCATGCCTTGTGCTTGGACTTGTCTTTGACGGGCGACCACGGTTCTTTGTGCTGTGTTCGGTTTGATGGCTATGCGGCAGACGGCCGGGCTTTGCATAATGAGGTTTTCAACTTGGAGCTTGTTCCTCCGGCGTTTCCGGGGATGCTGAAGGTTTCGAAGGTCGAGGATTTCATTTTGTGGCTTGCGGAGCATTTGAATATTGCGGTTTTTAGTACTGACCAATTTCAGTCCACGCAGCTTCGTCAGAATGTGTGCGAGGCTTTGATGCTTCCGGATATTCGCCTTTCTTTGGATAGTTCCGATATTCCTCATTTGTTGTGGCTTTCGATGTTAGTCGATGAGCGTCTTGGTCTTCTTTACTTGGAGCGTCAGGATCGTGAGATTCGGGAGGCGGTCCATGATGTTGTCAAGCATAAGGTTGTCAAGCGTGACGGTTCTTCGGACGACCAATTTCAGACTTTGGTCGGTGCTTTCTTCTTATCGGAGACGATCTGCACGCAGGAGGGAGATATATCGTCCTTGCTTGATGCACGCCTTAACTTGGTTGGCGCGGGTAACATTAACCGTATGCTTAAGTCACTTGGCTATGGTGGTCTGGCTTTGGATGGCCGGGGTCACGTTGCTCGTGCTGCTGTTTCGGACGTCGAGGCTCCGCGTCCGAGTGTCCGTTCCATTCTGGAGGGCCGTGCTGCTTCGGGTCCGTCGTTTACGAGTTCCGATGTTATTGCTTCGATGACGCCGCGTCGTAGACGTGGTGGTGTCTGGGACTTGATTAACGGTCTGGATGATAAGTGATGCTGTCGGTTATGTGCAATTATATATCCTATAAATTATAATTTTTTTTGTTTATCATGGTACGTAAGAAAGACGCTGCACAGTCTCAGAGTGCTGAAGTAGAAGTTAAGATTCCGTCGCAGTCTGCTGCGGACATTCCTGTTTTGTCATTGGATGCTGTTCCTGCGCCGCCTATGCCGGACGCGTCGGTTCCGTCCACTTCGGAGGAGACTATTGTTCCTCCTTTTGCAGGTGATCCTGCTCCGGTGAGTGTTACACCTAATGGTGGTAAGAGCTTCGCCGAGTTGCTTTATGAGGATGATGCTACAGGCGGTGTGGGTGCAGTTGCTTCGCCGTCTATGCCGAGTGCTTCCTTCGAGGAGCTTCCGGTTCTTGATATGGCGTTTATGCCTAAGCCTGACGCTGCTGTTGTCATGGATATTCCGAGTGAGAGTCCGTCTGTTGTTTCGCCGCAGCCTGCTCCTGCTGGGAGTCTTCGTGATGCTATTGCTAAGCGTGGTGGTGCCTTCGGCTCGCGTGTTGGTATTAAGCAGCTTATTGCTGAGCGCGGTGGTGCTCAGCGTGAGGTTACGGGTTTGGGTGTAAAAGCGGCCATTGCTTCGCGTTCTTATCAGGGTGGGGGTGTTGGTGCATCTCGTGCCATTCGTGATCGCATGCAGGGCGGTATTCGTGCAGAGGCTGGTGTTTGCACGACTAAGGTTGTAGGTTAAGACTTCATTTCATGTATACTGGGGGTTTACAGTCATTAGGTTTAATGTTAGCGAATTTCCTCGGCATTCCGCCGGGGGTTTCGCTTCGTAGGACATACGGGAATCGCGGCACTTCCGCTAATGGGAACGGCTTGTCGGAGATTCTTGCCAATCATGATTTCATTAATTCGATTGTGGACATCACGTCGGATGACGTGTGCGTAGGTAATTCTCCTGTGTACGTTTCGGGTCTGTCGTCTATTTCGAGTCCTATTCTTAAGCAGCGTACGGAGGATATTTGTGCTGCTTTAAATAAGATTGTCCGCTGGGCTGCTGTTGACTTACTGAAGCATGGGTTGTCAATGTATGTTTTTCATTCTTACGAGGATCGCGTTGCGGGGCGGGTCAAGGCTTCGCTTGTTCCCTTCGTTGAGGATGTTAAGATTTACATGAAGCGTGACGGTTCTATCGTTTTCTATGATACGAAGGATCGCGTTGTTGAGAATGTTCTTGTGTTCTTGAACTACTCTAAGGAGTCTCTGGTTAAGATTGAGTCCGGGTCTCATGACAACTCGATGTCGGACGCCGAGTGGGATGAGATGCTCTATGAGGTTACGCCGGAGCCTATCCAGCTTAAGAACGTTTCGTCGGTTGCTCAGGACTTGTATGGTCTTGAGCGTTCTATGTATAGCTATCGCAATAAGTTGGCGCGTATCGTGCGGTTTATAACGGTTGATGTCGGTAACTCGCAGGGGGAGCGCACTCAGGAGATTATAGACGATATATCTCAGACTATCAATGCTGATTCTCAGTCGTTACAACCCACGATGACGCCCAACACGGATTTTGCGGATGGCATCTCTATTCATCCTCACCGTAAAGGTATCGGCAAGCCGGAGCTTGTAGAGAATGTTCCTGATTTCGATATTTCGAAGATGGCGGACTTGGATTATACGCTTGGTCGTCTTTTTCTGGCTACCCGCTTTCCTAAGACGTATGCCGACTTTAACACGAACCTGAATGAGACTACTGTTTCGTTGATTCGTGGTGATATTCGGTATGCTCGTATGGTTGCTCATTGCCGCTTCAATATCGAGGATACGATTAATAGCTGGTTCCGGTCTTCGTCTAAGGAACTTGATTCCTCGGATGTTTACTTCCGGTTGGTTAAGTTGCCTACGTCGGAGGATACGGATGTTGTCGATACGCTTACGTCGTTTGCGGAGTTTTCCAATAATTTCATTGAGACTTTGGATAATGCAGAGACGCGCGAGGCGGCTCTCAACTACCTTCAGTCTATGGAGTCCTTGTTGGATGATACTTCCAACTTGAGTTCGGTTCAGAACTGGTTTGAGCTTATGCGTTCGTACATCAACGATAAGTTCGATGCTTTGGACCGTGACGAGGAGAATGCTGCCGCGCAGGAGGCTGCCGCCCTTGAGGGTCTTGGTACTTCGCTTCCGGCGGACGAGGGTGCTGCCGAGGATGCGGTTGCTGCCGATATGGCTGCTGCCGCGGAGGAGTTCGAGGCACCGCCTGCAGTTCCGGAGTAGGCTTAGAGTGTGAAGGTATAGGTTGGACGGAGGGTTATGCTATGGTGCTGCTCTCCGTCTTTTTGGTCTTAGGATTTGCATAATAAAATTAATATCTTTATATTTGTGTTATAAAATTGGTGACTTTATGAGTGACTTTATAACTGCAATTTGTGATTTTGAAGATGATGATGCTCGTCCTCTTTCGGAGCGGGTTAATGATGCAGACTTTGACGAGGCTGCGTGGTTAGCACAGGCTACGGAGGATGCACGTGCGGAGGGGTTTGCTGATCCTGAGCGTGTAGCTCGCAATTATCTTTACACTCTGCGTCATCCTTTTGAAGAGCGAGTGCCGTTGGAGGATGTTTTAGCTAAGCTTCGTGCGACTTATGGCATATAAGGTTGTTTTTCGTAAGTCTGCTTTAAAGGCTTTTGAGAAGTATATCGATAGGATTCAGCCAGCTAGGCGTGCGAGAGCTTTAGAGGTGGTAGAGTCTTTAGCTGTTTCTCCACGTAGTGGTATTGGAGCCAAGCATATGCTTAAGGGTTCTTTTAATAGGCGGTGGGCTTGTTCTGTGACTCCTTCGGCGCGGCTTTTGTATCATATTGAGGATGATGTGTTGGTAGTCGATATATTTGATTTTAGTGTTGATCATTATAGGGATGTTTAGCTTTGACTCTATGGATTTTGATGAGTCTGCGTGGTTAGCACAGGCTACGGAGGACGCGCGTGCGGAGGGTTTTGCTAATCCTCGTGAGGTGGCTGTTTCTTGTTTGGATGTTTTACGCAAGCGTCCCATGAAGACAATCACTTTGTCTGAGTTTCTCTCTAAGTATCGTTCTGAGTGATGTGTGCTTTTAGGCATTTCGTGGGGTTATGTGTTTAATTGATTACGATTTCGATTCTCCGGATTTTGATGAGTCATCTTGGCTTGCTGCCATGTCCGATGCTTTAGCGGCGGAGGGTTTTGCTGACTCGGATGCAATGGCTCGGGACCTGTTGGAGAGTCGACGTCATCCGGAGCAGGTATGCTCTCTGGAGGATGTATTTGCAGAGTTTGGGTTGTAGTGTTAGTTACTGTGTGTTATGGCCAAGCAGAATAAACCAATAAGATTGACCAAGTCGAATACCCGCAAGTATCCGAGCAGTTCGCCTTCGCGTAGTAGCTCCGTTATGAAGACGAAGCCGTCGTCTTTGAATTATAAGAAGTTTCTCTCTGAGCGAGATTTCTTGAAGGTCGCTAAGCGTGCAAGCATGGTGCAAGGTTGGTCCTTGTCCTCCATTGACTTCGCAGGCAATGAGCTTCGCTTCTTGGTTAATTCTGTAACACGTCCCGGCATTAAGTATACGATTATCGTTCAGGTCAATCCCATTGCTAAGAGCGTGATGATCGACAAGAAGGCTAAGCTGTATAAGATACTGCAGGACGCGGGTTTGAAGATATTTTGCAGTTGTCCTGCTTGGGGTTACTTCGGCTACTCTTATAAGGCTTGGCGTCAGGGCTATGGTATATTTCCAGAGACGCGTTATCCTCACATTCGCAATCCACATTTGCGCGGCTTCGTGTGTAAGCATTTGCATTATGTGATGCGGCTCTGGCCCTTCCTTTCTCGACAGATTGCGAAGCAGTTCCGGGATTACTGGACTAAGGAGCAGTTGGAGCAAATTGATGATGCTATTGAATATGCTTTGAAGGGTATCAAGATTGATTTTTAGTTTTGTTTAGTTTTACATTTGGTTTCATATAAGGAGGTTTGGTCCTCCGGTTTGCCCTCGGGTGTTGCATGACGTCAGTCGTGCAATGTCCGAGGGTTTTTGTTTGTGCAATTAGGTGATTACATGCAATTTTAAACTGCACATATTGACGCTTCGTCGAAGCCGTGACCGACTTCTCCACGTCCGTCAAACCCGCTCACCGCGGGCAATAACTTCTCTAAACCCATACGCTTAATATTGATTGCAGCATTGATGTCGCGGTCATGATGCGTGCCGCAGCTCGGGCATGTCCACGAACGTTCTGAAAGTGTTAACGTATCATTCTTATAACCGCAACAACTACAAGTCTTCGTGCTTGGTGCCCAACGATCTATGAAGATTAAGTTGTGCCCCAACCACTGCGACTTGTACTCCAACACTCTACGAAGCTCACCCCAACAAATGTTTTGTATGGATTTAGCTAAATTATGATTTTTTACCATGCCGCCAATGTTTAAATCTTCCATTACTAGCGTTTGGCTCTCGCGCAATAAGGTATTGGCGACATGGTAAATGAAATTTTTGATTAAATTACGTTTCTTAATATAAAGTTTGTTAATCTTTAAACGAATGCGAGCACGACGCTTCGAGCCTTTCGTCTTCCTAGACTCATGCTTTTGTAACCGAGCTATGCGACGGTCGATAGTAGCGTAGAACCGTGGGTTGGGTATTTTACGTCCGTCCGACGTGACGATAAAGTCTTTAAGCCCTAAGTCTATACCAACCGTCGTACTAGCTTCTACGGGTTGTGGCTTCGGTGCTTCTGCGCCCGTTTCGACCACACACGAAGCATAGTACTTTTCGTCATTTTCTTGTGTAACTACAATGTGGCGTAAGTTGCCAACAACTTCACGGTCTTTCTTGTATTTGATCTCCCCTATCTTGGATAGTTTGATATGGTCTGTATCTTGTAGGACATCACAGAATGTTGCGGGGAATTTACAAGATTTGCGGCTGTGATGCTTCGACTTGAACTTTGGATACCCGTTGCCTGACTTGAAGAAGTTTTGGTAGGCTTTATCCATGTTGTCGACGGCTTGCTGGAGACATGTCGCGGGTACGTCTTTAAGCCATTCGAATTCGTCTTTTAATGTTGTTACTTTCTTTATGAGGTCGAATTTGCTAAGCCGTGTTTTGTCGGTCTCATACGCCGTTTTCCTGATGTCGAGCGTTTTATTATAAACAAAGCGGCAGCATCCAAACGTCGCTTGTAGCAAGGCTTGCTGGGTCTTGTTCGGGTAGATGCGATATTTGAATACCTTTTTCATGGCGACAAGGTACATTTATTTGTTGTTTTCAGCAAACGGCGGTGTAAAATACTGTATAGTTATCTGCAATTATATATCCTTAAAATTAAAGTTTTAGGATATATGGCAAAGTTGATTCCTATGGTTCGTGAGTTCAACACGTCTCCGGTTGCGGAGCTTGACGTGCTGTCTCACAACATTTCGGTTATAGCTTCGGAGCTTGGTGTTGAGTATGCTACTCCGGTCTCGACTGTTTCTTTCGTCCGTGCTATTGGTGACGGTAACGAGTTCACGGTTACGGTTGATACTGTTTCTGCGGAGTCGAAAGCGGGAGTTGCGACCCTCCTTGTTGATCGTGATTCGGATGTAGAGTATACTATTTCGGCGGAGGGCTTCGAGGATATTACGGGCACTTTGTATGTTTCGGATGTCAATGCTCAGGTCCTGCTTCCTCGGTTTGTTGCTGCAAGTAGTGATGAGAAGTTTACTGTCACGGTGTCGGCTACTCCGTCGGATGCTACGGTTAAGATCAACGGCCAGTCTGTTTCGGAGTTGGAGGTTGCTGCGGGGTCTAATGTTTCGTGGTCTGTTTCTAAGGACGGTTACATTCCTCAGTCAGGAAACATTCAGTCTATTTCCAAGGATGAGACTGTTACGGTTACATTGGAGGCTGATGCTATTGAGTCGTATAGTGCTGTTGCCGTTGTCCTGAGTTACGCAGGTACTCCTGTTGCTGCTTCTGGCGGTACGGTTACTCCTACAGTTTCTTATTCTCAGATTGCTTCTTATAAGTCTGGTAAGATGGAGACCATCACTTCGGGTGGTTCTGTTTCCTTCTCCGGTGATGCTGTAGATACTACATCGGGGTCTGTTGACGTTCCGAGTGCTGGTACTACTGTTTCGGGTGTTACCCTGATTACCACGGCTACCTGTACTGTTTCACTGAACGGCAAGAGCGGTTCTGCTTCTGCCGAGATTAACCGTGCTGCTAATACTGTAGAGTATAGTGCACCTGTTGTTTCTGGTGGCACCTACGCTGAGATTCCTGCAGGCGGTGGCAGTTCGACGCCGTCGGGTCTTTCTTACACTCAGACTGCTACTTACAGTTCTGGTTCGTCTGAGGCCATCGCCACAGGCGGTGATGTTACCTATAGTATGCCTATTACTGAGGGTTTGACTTTGTCTAACGCATTGACGGGTGAGGTTTCGGCCGAAGATCGTGGTTCGGTTGCGGGCGATGCTATTTCCGGCACAGTTACGGCTACAGTTAGCTTGAATTCTAAGTCTGGCACGGGTTCTGTTGATGTTTATCAGGCTGCTAATGTTGCCACGTATGGTGACGCTACGGTTTCTTTGACTTATCCTGACATTCCTGCTGAGGGTGGTAGTGTTAATCCTAACGCTTTGACGGGCACTCAGTCTGTATCTTATACTTCGGGTGCTTCGGAGTCGGATGTTTTCGAGGTGGAGGGTTCTCCGGTGTATAGCGGCACGAATGTCGATCCGAGCGCGGGTACTGTTACAGCAGAGGCTACGGAGTCCGCTTCTCGCACTCTTATTACTACGGCTTCGGTTTCTGTTCAGAGCCACGGCAAGACGGCTACGGCTTCTGCTGAGGTTTATCAGGCCGCTAAGACGGAGTAGTTCTTTTGGTTTAAAACTTACTTTTCTAAATTTTTGTACATATGGCAGATGCTAAATTACTGAGGATGGATCGTGCACGGTTCACCTCTCCGGTTGCACAGTTGGACGCTGTTAAGTTCAACATTCAGGTTCTGGCTGCAAAGGCAGGTCTGGAGTTCGAAGATCCCATGACGGCTGTTTCGTTCAAGGGTTCGGTTGGTGCTTACGCTCCGGCTTACACTATCACTATCGACAGCACTACTTACACGCCGGATGCTAATGGTGTTGCGGTTGCTGTGCTGCCGTCGGGTGAGTCTGTTCTGTTCACGGCTAAGGCTGATGGTTATGTAGACATTACGGGTTCGATTACTCCCGAAGGTATCAACCAGATTGTTTACCTGACTTGGGCTGCTGCTCCTAAAGCGTAGCGGGCACTAAGCAATTATATATCCCATAAATTCGGAGATGATGTTTAACAAGGTCTTTGCAACATACAAGAGTCAATTTAAGGTTGTAGACTCTACGGAGGCGGCGGATGGTACTCGGATTCCTATTATTCGTGGTGCTGCGTCGCATACGGATGTTCAGAGCCAGAAGGGCTACCGTTATCGCTCTGGTTTCTGGGATAAGGTGATTAATGATCCTGCGCTTCAGCAGCGCATTGAGGAGCGGGATATGCTTGGCATGATCGAGCATCCTACGGATGACTCGGATTACATGCGGACGCCTTTGGATAAGGCATCGCATGTTGTGATGCGTGCATGGGTTGATGAGTCTTCGCATGACCCGTGGATTGATTGTGGGTTGCTTAACAATCCGGATGGTAACGCTATTAAGGCTTTGGTTGACGTAGGTTTTCGTCCGGGTTGCAGCACTCGCGGTCTTGGTGACTATTTGATGGATTCGATTTCCGAGTATCTGGACCCTGATACTTTCACGGTTATTACTTGGGACTTGGTCAAGTCGCCTAACTTCGGAGATATTAGGTTGGAACGCGTATCGGATTCCTTGCTGGCTTCGCCGATTTTCAAGGAGGCTGTGCAGATGTATCAGTTACGAGACTCTGTAGACGATGCTTATAATCCCGACCGTTTGTTATTGGAGACGCGCCGCGCCATTTCCGCGCTTCAGGATTTATGTTCTGCTCTTGAGCGCAGTTGCCAGCGGTCTTAGTTTCCAGTAGGTTTTGATTATTTCATTTTAAGTTATTAAAAGTTTTATGACTGATTATTTATCTTTGGACGCACGCCGCGTTACTGATAGTATCGCCGCTGCTCGTGCCGACAAGCGCACTGCAAAAGCCATGCTGAAGTCGGAGAAGCTTGGCAATCTGACTACGCTTAAGGAGCGTGGTATTCAGGCTGGTATTCTGAACAACTTCAGCCGTGCCATTCAGGATTCTATTGATGCTCCCGCTACTCGCGGTCAGCAGGTTAACATGATGTCGGACTTCGGACCTTACATTCCGGAGGTCTTCCCCATCGTTGCCGCTTGGTATCCCGACTTCCCGCTGAAGGACCTGATCTCGGTTCAGGACATGAATCAGGATTTGGCTTACCTGTTCTTCTCGAAGCTGGTTACTGGCACCAACAAGGCTCCCACGATTACGGGTCAGGTTGTTGAGACCGCTACGGGTATGCGTCAGATCAACGGCTACTATCCTACGGGTGAGATCATGGGTGAGACCATTCCGGAGGAGCAGCTTGAGTACGACGCCACCACGCACGAGCTTGTAGCCATGACGGCTTACTACGCTCTGAACACCAGTGGTGATTATCTGGAGAAGTTCCTCATCAATGTTTACAAGGACAACGCTATCGTTGCTACCCTGATTGCTACGACCGTTCAGAACGGCAAGGTTATGCTGGTCAACAGTGCTAACCCCGGTGTTTCGAATGGCTCGTACATGGTCGTTGAGTCGGGTGCCATCATGCTGGCTTCTGCTGACATCAACAACATTCAGGCTACGACAGGTGTTTGTCTGAACGTGAACTACGTTTGGAACCTCGACTACGCTATTCAGGAGAACATTCCGAAGGTTAAGGAGCAGGTTGAGCGTGTTGAGATGCGCGCTATTCCTCGTGCTATTGGCATGGAGTGGACTATCTTCGCCGAGGCTCTGAAGAAGTCGCAGTTCAACACCGACATTCGCGTTGAGAACACCAAGCGCGTCCTTGATCTTCTGTACCAGTATCAGGTTCGTTACATCCTTGATACCATGTGGACTTACGCTGCAGGTGCTCCCGGTACCATTACCCTCAACATGTCCAACAACTTCTCGCTGGACGTACAGGCTGCTGACCTCATGCGTCAGCTCAAGCAGTACGCTACGCAGATCGAGATTGCTTCGGGACGTATCGAGGGTAACCGTCTTGTCGTCGGCAAGAACCTGAAGTCGTTCCTTGAGTCGCTGCCCACCACGTGGTTTAAGCCTGTTGCTACACCGAGCGGCTTCTCGTCACCTCGTGAGATCGGTACCTTTGGAACTTTCAAAGTGTACTACGATCCCTACCGCGCCGACAACGAGGCATTTATGACTTACCGCGGCACGGAGTGGTACGACGCTGTCCTGTTCATGGGAGTCTTTTTACCTATCGTTCCTACGGATACTGTGGCTCTTGGTGTTACGGTTCGTCAGTCGATGGTAAGCATGGAAAGTTACAAGTTCCATAAGCCCACGTGTGTCATCCGTCTTACGGTTAACTACGGGGCCTAGTCATTTTGACGGTGTGTTTTTCGATCCGGGTGGTTTTTCCGCCCGGATTTTTGTTTCGTCAATAATGTTACGTATATTTGCAGTGTTAGTATAGTCTCTCACCACAGTAGGCTGTACGTATATTTGTTTAGGGATCATTCATTGGGGTCACGAAGTGGTGAGCGTGGTCTTGGTGGATGACTTTCTTTTATGTTATGTTTTCGGGGATTATTTATTTACGCATTAGTCCTAGTAATAAAGGGTACGTCGGTCCGACCATTGACGAGGCGGGCCGCGATTGGGAGTTTGGTAATTTAAATAAGCGTTATGGTGGTGCAGCCATCGAGGCCGCACGCCGTAAGTATCCTCCTTCGTTGTCGCGTGTTTCTCTTTGTGATAATGGGTATGTTCCGGTTCTTCCTCCGTCGCAGCGTTCTATCAGCTGTGTCTCTTTACGCGGCAAGGACTTGGGTTGTGATAGTTTGTCAGGCTGGGAGTCTCGTCTAGGTATTAGTCGTCATAATATTCTACGTGTTTGTAACGGAGGCCGCAATGTGGCTGGCGGTTACGTTTTCCGCTATGTGGACTAGTGGTTACGCTTATGCTATAAACTTTTCGATTTACTTATGAGACCTATGAGGTTGTGTGATTATAGATTCCGAGGCAGGGTTCTTGGCTCGAAGGAGTGGGTGTACGGTGACCTACAGATTGGGGATGACGATCATATTCCTATGATTGGCGTTGTCGGTCCGTGTCGCTATGTAGAGTATGTGTATGTTGATGCTTCTACAATCGGGATGTCTATTGGGATTAGAGATAGGAATGCCAGTGACATTTATGAGGGTGACATCTTTAAAGATGGTGTTCTCAGATATGTTCGGACCGTCTTCCGAGTTCCCGGTGGCTTTGCTTTCGAGTCTAATCCTATATCGTTTGGGTACGATCATACCGAGCAGCTTTACCCATATTCTCCTATTGCAGACATGCAGATCGCTTCGTGGCTGTCTCAGTGCTGTGAGGTGATTGGCAATATTCATGATAATTCTGAATTGTTAAAAAAATGACTAAAGCATCGTTTGACACAGTAGCAGGTCTGCTGTTAGCAGTTGTGGGACTATCTTCTGTGGTTCCGTCCTATGAAGCAGGCGCTTGGGTTAAGTTGGTGCTTTATGTTGTTTTGACCTGCTTAGGGATTTGTATGTTCTCTGACGGCTATACTAATCTTCCTAAAAAATAAGGGTGATGGCTCAAAGGTGTGTATATGAGAAGGAGATGACGTATGTTCATCTGTCGAATCCCTACAATTCCACAATGTTTACGAATTGTTGCGGGGTGGCTATATGTGATGATGAGCGTTGTTGTCCGGTCTGTGGTAGACTTGTAATAGGTTATGATGCTGTCAGCAATGGCGAACGGAGAATGATAAGGTGGCGTTATGCTTACCGCAATAAAGAGTCGTTAAGATAATTTTACAATTATGGTATGTAAATTAACCTTTGTGGATATTGCTGGGTACCTGCCGTATGGTTTAAAAGTTCAAGACGAGGATCAGGATATTTGGACAATACGTCAGCTTGGCAATGTAGACCCTTGTATGGACGGTGACGTCGGTTTAGTCTCCGATGACGGGCATTATGAGCAATACACCTATATCGACGATATAGAGCTTGTACTTCGTCCGATGTCTGATCTGTACAAGGAGATCACGGATAAGGACTACAACGACGGCAAGCCGTTCGTTCCGCTGGTGGAGTTAGCAAAAGCGAAGTTTCCTTGTTTTGACAACTATGATTTTAATGCGGCTGGGATGTTTGTGTCTTGTAGTATGGAGGATGGTTCCTGCAGTGAGTGGTATAAATATGACGAAGACAAATTGTCTATTGAAGAGTTTGATCTTCTCCATAGGCTTAAATTTGACTTTCGCGGTCTGATTGACGCGGATTTAGCTGTCAGTGTTCACCACTTAAAACAGAATCCCTACGAGAAGTGAAAACAATTCGAGCATACGGGCATGGTTTCCTTCTTCGTAGAGGGTTACTGAACATAGGTCGCAACTATAAGACTGGTAATTGGGCGATAGAGCTTCGATGGTCTTGGGGTTATATTCCGGCATGGTCCTTACGGTTGTATCTTGGACAGGTTAAGCCAAGTAGAGAGCGCATTAGGTTCTGTCATGTTATTTCCCCGTTGTTTATGGTGTTGCACTGGCTTGTTGCTATTCCAGTCTATCTTATTGCTTATGGTGCTCTGTTCGCAGGCTTAGGGCTTCTAGTGGGGCTGGGTCGGCTGTTTTTATGGTTAGGTGATAGGCTTGATAGACTTGGTAGGGCGTAGTATATGGATTAATTTTCAATAATTATGGAGATTTTGAAGGATGAGTTTGATTCTGTTATAGACAGACTTCTGAGTTGTCATGTGGGCGTTTGCACTTGCGAGAGCGGTACGGTTTCGGACGATACTTTGTATTCCGGCCATCGGAAGGTAGTTTTCACTTTCACCCCGGTTTCTGTTTTTCATACAGCTCCTACGTTTTCTGTCATTCTGGTTTACGCTGCTCCGTCGGAGGGTGTGGTGTTTGCGACGGTTGAGGAGGTTGGGCCTTCTGCTATTTGGTCTACGACGCTGTCAGCGTCCGATGCTGAAGTTTTATGCCGCCGTCTTCTGGATCGTGCTGCCCATTCGGGTTCGATTCGGTAGATGTGATGCGCTTTCTTTCATTTGATTTTTAACATTCTTGTCATGAAGATTTCTAAGGAGCAGCTTATTAGTGTTGTTGATAAGCTTGTTAGTCTTTCGTTTGATTCGTATTCTTTTACATATGAAAGAGTTCCCGTAGGTTCGTTGCATTCTGGTCAGTCGAAGCCGGTTATCAAGATTTGCCCTCATTCTGGTTTTGAGTCATTGCCTTCGTATCATGTGAGCGTTTATGGGAATGGTTCGTCATCGACAGTTACTGTTGAGGCGTTTAATCCTCCTGCTACATGGTTTTTGAAGGATATGTTGAATATAGATGCTATTACGATTTTTAAACCGTTATTGGTCCGTCTTGAGGAGTACGAGTCTTTTTGTTTGGCTCGGTTTCTGTCGGAGTGACGTTTCCGTCCTTATAATGCCTTAGCTGGGTGGTTTATTTCAAGTCACTGCTTTTTTTTTCATAAATTTGGATTATTAAATTAACTTTCTTATCTTT